GGACCGAAGCCGAGCACCTCAGTGATCGTAGCAACGTTAATATCATACAGGCGACCAGTTTGGCTGGCGCCAGCGATATCGATAGGCTTGATAACCATCATTTCTCTCCACGAGTTGAGTTTACGTATAGGATCAGGAACAGAACGCCAAGACCGATATACAGGTTGGTACCCAAGCTGAGCAAAGTTACGCCAGCGATCAAGCTACCAAGCCCAATCAAGATTTCTACTACTGCCTTCAAAGCTTCTTTTTCCACATTCATCATCATTCTCCTAGACCATTCCACTGCAGCAGACCGTAATCTGCTAGAGAGGAATGGACCCGTAGGTCCAAACCAATCAGGCGTCTTCACGAACGAACTTGGGGCACACGTCAATCAGTCGCTCGTCGCGGAGAATTGACTGGACTTCTTCACGAGCCAAGGTGGGATCAAAGTAAGAAACACCTTCGCCTTCAGGCGCTGCAACACGAGAACCAAAGTCACGAACCTTACCCTTGGGCTTCAGCTTCGCTGAAACTTCTTTCATACGAGCCAGGTTTGCTTCCTTGATCTTAGCAATCTCATCAACGTTCAGCTCGACTTTAGCCTTATGGGCGGAGTTGATAGAACGAACAGACTTTTCGAACTTCGCCTTAGCTTTGGATTCCCGAGCAACGAAAGAATCAATCAGCTTGTTCGAGGCAGCATGGATATCCTTAGAGACCTTACGCGACTTAGAAGTTACGGTGCCAGGTGCGCGACCGTTCTTGACGATCCAACGGTACCAAGCCATACCATGACCCTCACGACAAGCGATAGCTACGTCGATCATACGAGCAACCTCATCCGCAGGCAGATGAGCGTTCTTGGTCATGATATCAATTACAATTGCAGTTTTCGTGAGCTTAACCTTAGCCATAGTTTTCACTTTCATTATGTAGTGGGAACCATTTCCCGTTTCAACCTTACCCATATATTGTACCGCACTTTTTAAAACAAGTCAAGCAAAAAACGAAGCTTGACAATAACTTTTTTTTAAAAAGTACGATTTTCGCTGACAAAATTCTCTAGCTCAAGGTAGAAATCATAAAGCGTTTCTAGCTCGACCGTTGCAATATCCTGGGTCGGAAAATCGAAACCTAAGCTTATTGCCTCGTCCTTGAGGTTGGCAATAGCGATCTGAACTCCTAAGTTGGCGTTTTCGTTTTTCAAACTTTCTCTCCTTATTTCAACCATACATATATTGTACCTTAGTTTTTAAAAGAAGTCAAGTGAAAAACGAAGCTTGACAATAACTTTTTTTAAAAAAAACAGGATCTTATTGCTAAGATCCTGTTAAAGCCCCAAAAGCTTTTTGGCTCGTTTAAACTCCCTCGAAGCCTCGTTTAAGTTGAAATTCGGGTGTTTATACATCCAATTTATTTTGTTTTCTACCTTTTTTAAGATATTTTCAAGTTCACACCGAGTAATAAAGTCTTCAGTTTTCATTAAAGACTTCAACTCTACTAGGTCTAAACTGTATTCTATCCATTTACTAGTTGCGTCTATCTTGCTGAAGTTTATGTTAAACTTCTTATCGTTGATTACGTTGTAACGGCTGATGATTTTTTTAGCTTTGCTGGGGGTCATAAAAGCGTCTCCAATTTTGAACGCTTATTGTACCTTCATTTTTAAAAAAAGTCAAGCAAAAAGTTCACGAACCTCATCTACGTAAAGATACTTGGGCTTGACAAACACCTGTGGTTCCTCATGATCAACAGCGATCAGGATAACAATTTGAGGCACTTCGACACCATGGCGTTCTTCTGTCATTAGTGCATACGCTGTAGCTTGTAGGAAATAGTTTTGAATCCACTCTTCCTTTTTGATTTTGGTTGATGTTTTAAAATCAATGATAGACATCACACCATTGAACTCAGCGATACAGTCAGTAGCACCAGCTGTTTGTAACAAGTCGGAATACATAAAGTGCTCCAACCCATAGATCATACCAATGTTGTCGTCAATGATAGGTCTCAGCTTTTTGAACGTATCAACATTCGCTGGCATAACACCTTTTGGGTAGTTTGGTTCATTAAGCAGATAATGCTCAGCAATATTATGAATGGCTGTACCACGGTTGGCTGCTTGTGTTGATATTTGGTTTGCTTTTGCTTCACCAACTCGTTTACGCCATTCAAGCAAATGTGTTTTATCAGTACGTTCACCGATAATGGTGGTGACCGACTTATACTTTTTCCCTTCGGGTGTAGCATAATGTCGGGCACCATCAATTACGACTCTTTCCAACTGAATTTTTGGAAAGAACGAATGTTCAAATATTTTACGCGACAATTTTCATCCTATCTTTCATAATAATATATTCTTTAACCATTGATGAGCGAACAATATCTTGTTCTGTGAAGTCTACAAAGGAAAATGACTTCATACGTTCGATAATACGCATGAAGTCCGTCAAACCATTTTTCTCATGTTCTCTTGTAAAATCAGACTGGCGGAAATCGCCACAGAAAATGATCTTACAGTTTTTACCAACGCGAGTGATAACTGAATCAAGTTCATGTAGGGTCATATTAGCAATTTCATCAACAACGATGATACAATCATTAAGAGTTATACCACGTATAAAAGATGTGCTGATGAATTCTACTAGTCCTTTTTGTTTAAGATATTCATATGCATCACCACGTTCAAACAATTCTGAAAAGATTGCTTGATATGGTGCTTCATAAACTTTAGTTTTTTCTTTATTGTTTCCTGGCAGGAATCCCATATCTCTTGTTGGAACCACTGACCTAACGATGACAAGTCTTTTATATCTAGAATTACTATCGGTGAGCAAAGACTGGAGTGATAGGTATATTGATAAGAAAGATTTACCTGTTCCTGCGATTCCGTGTAGGAGGAGATTTTTTCCGTCATTATATTTCTCAAATGTAAGTTTTTGATTATCTGTTAAAGGTTCAACATTTTTTAATTTGAAATTTAATTTTAAATTTGTTTCCTCTGGCTTGAGATTCTGTCTTTGTCTTCTTTGTTTTCTAGTCAGTCTCTGTTCGCTCATTGAATGCTTTCTATGAATGTGTGTTAATCGTGCTCCTAGTTAAGCCTTGGGAATGCTTTTTCTTCATATCTTTTAATAGATCACGAAATCCTTGATCTGGCTTACTTAAGCCTCTACCAGAATGAATAAGCGGAGCACCACTAACGAGTTGAGTTACGTTAGGGTTATCTTTTAGGTACTGATCAAGAGCCGAGATACTCATGAACTCAGTGAACTCTTCACCAGTATCATTATTTATGAAATTATACGTTGGCATTATCTGTATTCCTCGCGGTCATCTGGCCAACTGTCCTCGTCAGCCATTTCATCATAGATACTATCATAGGCATAATCGCTTTCCTCGTCTTCAAGCAAAGCTGATATATCTTTTGTTTTCAGCGCACGTTCAAAACGCTTTTCCTTGTGCTTGTTTTTTTGTTTTCTGGCGTCAACATCAGCGCCATCAATATAATCTCTATCCTCGAGATAATATCTATTCTTATTCATGTTATTCTGTCTTCTCCTCTACTGGAATAAAGTTAGGAAAAGCTTCGTTGATAATGTCAACGGTGATGCCCTTCCAAGGCAATTTCTTTTCTTTAATAACACAAATAAGTTGCGCGTCAGCAGGTGCAAGTGTTTCAAGAAACTCGATAAACATCGATTCACGCTTCAATGGCTTTAGGTTATGACCTGCACCTTCAACAAAATAAACTAGCTTACGTGCATCTTTGATCAAAACGTTTTCTTGATCAACAAGCTGATTAACCTTATACGGAGGAACACCTGGTGGAATCGCCCATACAATACGTGGGTCAAAAGCTCCCTGAAGGATCGTACGAATGATATAACTATCATTCATCTTCAAAGCTTCAACCTTCTCTTCTTTCTTTTTAAGCTTGCTGACCTTTTCAAGAAACTCAGCAACGCCGATTCGCATACCCATTAAAAATCTCCTAAATGTTCCATCAAATTTTTAAGTTTGTTTGAGATAAAATAGTTGAACATCTTATCCCGACCCTTGTTTGCCTGAGCCTCATATGACTCTAATATCTTTTCTTTCACTTCGTTAGGTATCATACTTAGATCAATCAATTGTTTATTGCGATAGTAATTACGAGCATACTGGTGATCAAACTTACCGTTCAAGTTAAGCTCAATCAATGCATCGATTTTCTTTTGTGTTATCGGCTTCTGACGTTCACCAATAACAAAACAAGTGTCAGGAGAAAGTATGTTAGGAAAGCCATCGCCGCTATCTCCCTTAAGAATATGCTCTGCTAGATAACGCTTCGGATCATCATGAGTGATCCACTTTTTACGTACAGGATCATACTGCTTAACGTAAGGATACTTATGAAGTTGAATGAAGTCCTTATCACCAGAAAGGATCAATACGTCGTCAGAAGTGTCAATGAAACTTTCGATAGAAGCAGGATGATTGGCGACCAACGTTGCAATGATATCATCTGCCTCAGCAGTTTCAATATCAATTACGCGATAAGGAAAGAACTCTTTAAGCTCTGCACGGATTTTGTTGAGGCACTCAAACACTGCCTTCCAATCCATTTCCGACTTATCACGTGTTTTCTTACGGTTTGCTTTGTAGTATGGGAATATTTGTTTACGCCAAATATTGGTGTTATCGCAAGCAATAACCATTTCTCCATACTCGCTGGAGAATTTTGAGTTATACGAGCGAAGAGAATTAAGCACCATATGGCGAACCATATTCTCTTCGATCTTAGCGTTTGTGTGATTTCCAATTTGCATCATGAGATTGGAAAGCATAACTTGTGACAAGTCAACGATAATCATTATGTTTCACTCTTTGTCGTAGTGGCTCAGATCTAGGTCTAGATGTTTCGATACAGTCAATATACCATCTTCTTTATGTGTGAAAAATTCCTCTGCAACTTCTTGCAAAGGATGTTCTATCTCATAATATTTACAAAGAATAGAGCGAATCGACTCAACGATCAATGCGTTGTCCTTGATGTTCGTATCTTCTTCCTCATCTTCTGGAAGAATGTCAAATCCAGCGATAGAAATATTATTGAACAACATTGGGATAATTGTTTCCAAAGCATCGTTGATATGATTCATCTTAACCATTGTTATATCAAGAGCTGCCTTTTCCTTACTGATAGTAGGAGGAGGATTTCCTTTGCTAGGGAACATTATTACGTTATCGGTTTGTTTTTTCATAAAGACAACTATACCTTAAATCACACCATATGTCAATATATTTATTAAGTCTTATAAATGAACATCTGCGTAGGAATTTTACGAGATTCTACATCAGGATATTTTTCCAAAAGCTTCGTCATAAGATGATGCCATTGACCAGTAATTTTTGGTTCATTGTATCTAGTATCTGCATATGCTTTGATCAAATTCAAATAATTTTTGATGTTAGCATTATCACCATCATTGATAATCAAATTGATCGCATGCTCTAAATTGCCAAGAAAAATATTAGCATGGATATTGTTATCCTGATTGAACTGATACATATTAGTCAATCCGCTAGATGTTTCAGACAATGCAGCAAGATTAGGGTGAACGCACAATAGACCAGCTGACATAGATTCAATAAGAACTCTACAAGATGTTTCTGGCCAAATTGATGGAAATGCTAGAATATGTTGATCCAGCAACGCACTACGCAATTCTTCTTGAGGTGCATAACCATAATATGTCATTTGTGGATGATTGCGAATTTTATCATAAAGAGGTTCAAACTGTTTGTCTGCTTCTTCCCAACCATAAATTTTAAAGCTAGAATAAACATCAAGATGAATATTAGAATATTTGTTAGCTAAAAATTCAAATACAGGAACTAGAATTTCTAGTCCACGCTGAGGTGTTGAAAAGTAAATAAGATTGATCTGATCATTTGGCTTTTCATGAGGTTCGATTGGCACGATTGGATTTTCGATTACACAAAGCTGATCTGTCCACGGAATATTATACTTCAAAATAAATTCATTCATTTGCCAGTGCGAAACAAAAACAATCTTATGAAATTTATTTCTATAATTTTCATCACGAAGATTTTTTAGCTCAGGATCATCTGCTAAATCATGAATCCAATAGATACGAATTTTATCTTCTTCTAATTCACGTACACGAGAAGCGATTACCTGAAATTCATTAGACAATTCTTCTGGAATAAATTTAGCAACACTGCGCTTTGATAGCTCAGTGCCGCCATTAGAATTAATTGAGATTTCGTTCTCTTCAAAACCACTCACTGGCCACGCTCCTGTTCGGTCGCCTTAGCATTGAGATACGCCATAATGTTTTCTGGAGAAGATACACCATACGGATCATCTTCTGCGTTATCAACGTAACCTGGCTCTTCAAACCAAGCTTCAATCAAACCATTGTTAACAACCGCAGCATATCGCCAAGAACGACGTCCAAACCCAAGGTTGTACTTGTTCACAAGCATACCCATCGCCATAGTAAACTGACCATTACCGTCGGGGATAACCTTTACGTTCTTAATTTCCTGCTGCTTCGCCCATGCATTCATAACAAACGCATCGTTGACTGACAAACAATAAATCTCATCGATGCCATGAACTTCCTGAAATTCATTGAACATTTCTTCAAAGCCAGGGAGCTGAAATGTTGAACAAGTAGGAGTGAAAGCGCCAGGAAGCGAGAAAAGAATTACTCGCTTGCCATGAAAGTAATCGTCAGTGGTTACATCCTGCCAACGGTAAGGATTAAGACCACCGATTGTCTCATCACGAACACGAGTCTTAAATGTCACGAAAGGGACCGCAGCGCCAACAAACGTTGCAGAACTCACATAATTAACCATTTTATCCTGCCTGCCTTTCTAGAAATCCAACCTTGATGCCACTGAACTGGAAATATTCCTGCGCAACCTGAACAACAATCTGCTGGTCGAATGGCTTACAAGAAAATACGTCCAGATACATATGGTCATGTTCATTGACAAAATGCGCGCAAATATTAGAAGTTTCAATCAGCTGGACAAGAGTATATCCTGCCTTATTACCGCTACCGAAATTAACAACCATTGGTTCACCAAATGGAACCATATCAATAGCCTTTACTAATGCTTTGGCAAAAGCAGTAATGTTATCACCATTAGTAATTAGATCGTGGTTACAACCAGCAGCATCTAAAATAAGATGATACCCCCAGTACGTTACTTCATCATTCATTTTCACTCTCCTAATTAGCCGCCGACAATGTCGGGTTTGTTATAGTCAATTTTGTTGATGAATTTGAGCTTCTGTT